TATAATACCCAATTAAAATAAATATTGACCGATGTTATTTAAAGGTTTTAAATATTGTAAAAACAAATTTTGAGGGTATGGCATTTGCCATACCCCCATGCACAATATTCAGTTGTAATGAGGATTTTCACCCCAAATATAGATTATATAGATCCTCTCTGCACAGGATTACCCTGCATCTATATACTCTATATTTATTATAAAGTGGATTAAATTTATTTTAATCCAAAGGCTTTCATAGGATCTATTTCATTAACCGTGATAGTAGAATCATGGAAAGCTTTCATAGATTTATTCTTAAGTATAGATGGTACATTCATACATACCATACCAAGATTCTGAATTTTTAGCTTATAAAACATATTACCAGCACATTTATTACATATCTTTTGATGCTCACATAAAGCACCAAATCTCATATTGACTGTCTTATCTATATATTTGTCCATATTATCTGAATTTAATTCAACTAATCCAGATGATGTGACAATATAATTATACATAAATTTCTTTACATTACCTTTAGTAAGATGAACTTTAATTGTTCTCTTGGTACCACAATCAGATCCTTCTTTATCTAGAATAACGTCTTGATATGCAGCAGCAAACAGGTTTTCCATATATCCACCATATGCTGTTTTAATACCTCTAGCATATGAACCACCTGCTGCAGAATCAGCATATGCAACATATTCTTCTGCAGAGATTCCTGCAGTATAGTTTGATACGGCACACTTGTATTCTTGTTTTGCATTTGGATCTAGGTTTCTTATAGCACCTTTCATCACGTACATATTTTTGAAATTGTTATTAATGTTTCCTCTAGCATTAGATAAGAATGTATCCATAGATGGGTCATTTCCAACATATGCTACAGCAAAATCCAATAATTCTTTCTCTACTTTATTTATAATCTCAACATTCCCTTTTTTCATCTCATCACCATACTGAGCTATTAATTCTTTCTTTTTCTTCTCTATAGCTCTAGTACAAGTTAAGACTTTTTCAGAATGATTTGGAGACAATATAGTTACATATGGCATCATTAATTGGGTTTTCATCAAATATGCTTTTAATTGTTCAACAGTTATTTTATCTTCCATAAGAGCATATGATAAAGTCTGGTTCATTTTATCCAGAGTTTTACCATTTATATTCTCATTCATATATCCAAATATATCAAATAAATCATGCTCTATAAAGTATTTATTAAAGATCCAGATACCTACAGTAGTTCTAAATGAATTTTTATTCTTCTTTTTAATACCAAATGTATTTGGTGGAACCATAATAAAATCATATGGATTAGCTTTTGCTTTTCCATTATATTCTCCAAATAAATCATATATAAAAGAAGAAGTAATATCTTTTTCATCTATATTAAGTATTTTATTTAATAGATCTTTATCTTTAATCTCTATAGATTTCCTCTCTTCATAAGCCATTATTATATTACTCCTTTCTATAAGGAGATATTAATAATAAATATGATAAGTAATATCAATACCCTTTGTAAGATCGATAAGTGGTTCATTAGGAATATTAAGCTGGGTCATAGGAATGATATCCTGATACCACTTATATCCACTTGCATCGGTAGTGTACCATGCAGTAAGAAGGGAAATAGAGTTAATTCTAGCATCATTAATACCAGTAACAGCACTGAAGTAATCTCTAAAGTCTTCTTTAGTTATCTGAAGCATCATTTCTACATAAAACTCTGCATCAGATTCATTGGTTGATTCATAAAGATTGGCATCAATAGGTGTTGTGGTATTACCCTCTAAGAAGTTAGCATAGAAAGTAGGTTCAGTTTCAAATGCTTTGAAATAATAAGAGATTCTAGAACCATCAGTAGATTCTTTTCTACCAAAGTACTTATTTCTCAGATTATCTGGAAGATCATTTGTTGCCTGTTGATAGCGAAATGGTACTAATTCAGTAGTTGGATCAATTCTACCAGTATACTTTTCTGTATAAACCTGAGAGTTTTCTGTACCACATCCACCAGTTCCACAACAGAATAAGCAAATAACCGGAGTATTTTCTGGTGTAGAATAAGGAGGTTCACTATTTTCAAGATTAAGAGACTGATTATATGTAGGAAGCTGGATAAGCGGTGGTTTATTAAAATGCTTCATAGCAGTAAACTGAGAACCTGCAATAAGAACTCTGTTATGAGTCTGAGCAAGAATCTCTTTGGTTCCAAGCTTATAGAAGGTAATCTCTGTATCACCTGTCTTATGTATTCTCTTATTATTGCCTAGATTAATATTATCAGCTATTCTAGATCTATCTGCAAGAAATTTAAATTGGTTAGGCATTTTATATTAACCTCCTAAGGACTAGATTGATTACTATTATGTTTCCGAATTAAGGGTATATTAGACATTTACAGTATATATTAATTTACATTTATCTATAAGGTTATACTTATCATCTTTTATTGTACCAATGGTATTTCCAGCAACTTTTTCGTGTATAGTTAATCTACTACCTTCATTAAATTGAAGCACATCTATTATACTTGGTACTTCTTTTATGGTGATTAATTGATGCTTCTCCATGTACTCATATACTAATACCATTAATGGAACTATTTCTAAATCTATACTATTGGTAGGATATCTAATATATTCTTTCATTGTCTCTTTATAAGACCTATATATGGCTTCACGTTTTATTATATCTTCATAATTACCATCTTTATCATTATTACCAACCATAAATAATTTAATTAATCTGAATACAGGATCAAACATGTTGGTTTCTTGTATATTATCGTTATATTTATATCCAGATGAATTTTCATGTGGGATATAATATGGGTATTTTGCATTCTCTATATTATAATCTTTTATTGGTGTATCACTAGAATGATACTCTGCAGACAAATCGTTTTCATGAGCATCAAATACAGATTTATAGACATCTATCAAATCTGTAAATAATATATTTTTAAATGGGTCATAATCTTTGACACCACTTCCAGTTGTATCTGTAAGATTGAAGTTTCCTCTTTCTTCATAATACCATCTAACAAGTCTATTGACATCAAGATAGATTTTTTCTATTAATCCAACAGAATCATTCTTTGCCATATCTATGATAGAATCAGATATAAAATCTTCTACATCCATTACTTGTTCTGGAGCTAGTGTGAGATTTAATCTTAACCAGTCTATGATAGCAACCCAGTTTTTCCATCTATCAGCAAATAGATATGTAATAGATGTATTATGAGTAAAGATTTTAAATGATTTGAAGAAATCAATAACTTCTTGCACATACCTCTTTATGAAATCCATTGAAACAGATGGTAGACCATCGAATATATATGAATAATTAAATAAATCCTCTGATATATAATCTTTTAGATACGTTGTTATGGATTGTATAGCGTTTATACATGCTGTCTGCCTATCTGATACAGACTGTATTGATTTAATTTTGATAAGAAATGCTCCTAATACACCATCTTTAGATGATAGAAATTCTGTATATGTTTCAGCAATTTCATCTCCAAGAGTAAAGTATTCTTGAGTATTTCTCATTGTAAATAATGAATAGTATATTTTCTTATACGCATCATATACTTCTTTTCTATTTACATGTAATAATTGATACATTACATGTTCATATATTTTCCTATTGGTAGTATATATATTCATTAATTCATCAAATGACAATATCTTACCATTATTAGGAACTTTAAACTCATCAACCCCCATTTCTTCAAGAGTTTTTTGAGCAAATTCTTCTAATACATCCAAATCTATCTCTGTTTCTACGTCTACAATATGAGGAACCATTTTCTTTAACGAATCCCAATGCGAATCTTTGATTACGTAATTTCCCCATTCTTTATATATTTCTTCTCCTATAGCTAATAGATCAGCTTCATAGTTAAATCCTTGTATGGTTAATACTTCTTTTTGGTTTTTACCTACTATTCTATCTTCAGCACCATAATAGAAGTATCCTAAAGCATATAACGTAGCTATAACATCTACTAATTCGAATTTTTTCTTAGTAGAAATAGAAGGAATTCTTACCTCCAATGCAGATCTATCTATGTCATTATGAAGGATAATATTCATAAAATATACTAACTGCATTGCCTTCTCAGTCATATCTACAAGAGCTTCTACAGAATAATATTTGGATCTTAATATTGTAAAATCCATATCCTTTATATCATGTAACACATCTTCATATTCTCTATCACCATTCCAATAAGCATCTGGTACTGTAAGAGAATCATAATCGTATATATTCTTTGCTCCACGAATATAATCATCATATCCTTCTTGAATTGGAACTTTAACAAATTTCAAATCATAATTTTCATCATTATCTGGTTCAGTAATTACATTCCCATCTGAATCAATATATGATTTTGATTTGTTTATATAATCCAATTCAGTAGAACCATTTACTTTTCTTTCTTTTAGAATATAATATTTAAATACTTGGATATTTTCACATCCAAATATTGAGCAAATATCTACTATACATCTATCTGTAGATTTAAATTTTATCAATTTATTTAAATTCTTTACAAGAGCAATTTGATATTTAATAGGAATATCAGGAAAGAAAGCTACACCATTAGATTCAAATATATATCGACATGTCCTAATATCAAATATATCTCTTCTAATTAAATAATCTGGTAGTTCTACTATCATATCTACAACAGTCTGTAATATGATTAGTATCATCATTATTCTTTCATAATATACGGATTTATATTTATATGCTTCTGAATAATGCGTATAAAGATACATTAATCTATTTGCTTCTAATAAATCTCTAAATCTTTTTTCAACTTCTATAGAATCTGCAGATGGACAATATATAATAGCATATCTGGGAGCTTTTCTTGCTTCATACGTATTAATAGATTTAGATCCTAAATATGCCATATATTCTATCATAGACGGCTCTATTCCTAAACTACTTGGAAGAGTTTCATCGTTAATAATATTATCTAAAGCACCAGCTGTATCTAATACTTCTATATCTCCTAATCCTAATTTATGGATTAATTGATAATCTGGTCTATCTTCTTCATCCATTAATAATTCTTCTTCAGTAAAATCTGGTTTAGCAACATATACTGTTGGTGTAGAATTATATAACGAGATTTCTTTTCTATCTATCCATAATCCTTGCCATACGCCAGTAGGATCATAATCAGGTAATCCAGATAATTTTCTATAATAATGATTTAATTCTACATAATTATCATTGAATATAGCAACTGCCAATGATTGTAATTGTGGTTTTAATTCAATTGGTATTAGAG